TTCATCAAAACCCGTGAGAGATACATTGAAGTCTATGCCCTGCAAGGCTTCCATCTCGACGCGCAGCATTTCCTCGTCCCATCCCGCATCGAGAGCGAAGCGGTTGTCTGCGAGGATGTACGCTTTCTTCTGCGCTTCCGTCAGATGCTCGGCAAAGACGCAAGGCACGCTTTCCATGCCCTCCGCCTTGGCAACGGCGACGCGCCCGTGACCTGCAAGGATGCCGTAATCCTTGTCAATGATGACAGGATTGATAAAGCCAAACTCTCGCAAACTGCCGCGCAGCTTGTTGAGCCGCTCCTGCGCATGCGGCAGGGCGCTGTTGGCATAGGGCACGAGCTTATCTATGGGTACGAGCTTCATCTCAGATGTGGTTTTGTCCAAATTTTTCACCTCACATTTTTCCTTGACCTAAGCAGTTGCTCCATTCGGTCTTCCTGCGGCGAGCCGCTGAACGTCGTCGTGCAGTTCTGCTTTACGATGTCGAAAATCTCGTACCAGAGCAAGTTGGACTGCTTCTGGAATGCCTGCCCCATCTGAACGAAGGGGCTTGCAATCGCACCGCCTGTCGTCGGATGCTTGCCAATGAGCCCGTATTGACTCACAGCTTCCTCGCATTGAATGAAGCGGGCGAAGGCCTGCGCGTAGCTTTCGAGGAGTCGCGGATTCACCAATCGCTCACAGCCGCGCTCCTTGAGCCACAGCCACGTTTCGCGGAAAATCTCGTCCGCGCCGAGCGGCTTGCCGTTCCTTTGCCGCGCAGACAGGTACTCACTCGGATTCGGCATATCTGCACCGAAAAGCTCTGCGGCATCTGCAAGGTCTGCTCCGTCCAATTCCGTCATGGGGAATTCCATGATGTTCGCCGCCCTGCCGCCTGCGATCTTGTCTGCCAGAGCGTCGGGCTTGTCTCCCGCACGGATGCGTCTGCCTCCGCGATGCGTGCCGTCCTTCGCCATCTTTCGCCCTCCTTTCTTTAATCCCCCGTTTGAACCGGTCTTTTTTCGCGCGTGACCCATCGCCGATCCAGCAATGGCGCGGTTTTGGAGATTTCACCGCCCCTAGGTAGCTAGTAAAATTCGCCTTGCATTTGCTTCACTTTCGCATTACAATGAACGAAAGGAGGAATCTATCATGCTCAAGACAGCTACCATCAACATGCGCATCGAACCTGCTGTGAAAGCCCAAGCTGAAGATGTCTTTTCCAGCTTCGGCATATCCATCACCGATGCCATCAACATCTTTCTGCATGCTTCCATCATGGAGGGCGGCTTTCCCTTCCAGCCGAAGCAGCCGCGCTACAACAAAGAAACCTTCCTCGCCATGCAGGAAGCGCGTGACATCATGGACGGGAAAATCGAGGCAAAACGCTATCGTTCCCTAGGTGCACTTTTAAAAGACTTAGGTGAGGAGGACGGCGATGCTTGAACTCGTAACCACCACGCAATTTCGCAAGGACTTGAAACGTCTGCGAAAACGCGGGGCGGATATGAAAAAGCTGGACGATATCCTGCAAACGCTCTGCGCAGAAGAACCCTTGTCTGAAAAGTATCGCGATCACGCGCTTATCGGTGATTACATCGGGTTTCGTGAATGCCATGTCGCTCCCGATTGGCTGCTCGTCTATGCCATCGACAAGGGACAGCTTATCCTAACCGCCTCCCGCACAGGTTCACACTCTGATCTCTTCTAGCCGATTCTTTTTGAGTCGGCTTTTATCTTTCTCTGCTTCTCCGATGAATCTTTTCGTGGCACGACACGCAAAGCGACATGAGATTGCTCTCGTCATGCGTGCCGCCATCGCCGAGCGGCTTGATGTGATGCACGAGCGTCGCCGCGACGAAGCGTCCGTTCGCTCTGCACATCTGACACAAAGGCTCTCGTGCCAGATGTCGGTCACGAATCTTTCGCCACGCGCTGCCGTACCGCTCGTGTTGTCTGTAGCCGCGAGCGAAGCGTTCGTAGTGCCTCTGCATCGGCCTTTCGTGCTCATTGCAGTAGCCGCTCTTCCTGTCCGTAAGATTGGGACAACCTGTCATGCGGCACGGACGTTTCGGTTTCCTCGGCATCGTTTCACCTCCATCAAAAAAGCCACCGACGGGATTTCTCCCTCGATGGCTTCTTCCTATTCTTGCTGATTCTATCATATCAAAATCACCCCAGTGACATCAAGAGGACATCGACTGCCATTTAGTGACATCCTATGCCTGAACCGAAATTTTTTTCAATCCTTTTCCGTGCAGCCGATAGATTTGACGCAGACTCAGCTTCATCTCTTCGGCTATCGCCGACCACGAGCGATACCCCATGTAGCGAAGATGCAGCACGCGATGCGCATCCCTGTCCACCACCTGTTGTATGGCAGCGTAAATCTCGGTGCGAAGGTCTACGAGACGGTCAATCTCGCCGTCAATTTTCTTTTCCTGCTCAACCAGTTTCCCCACGGTGTCAGCCAGCCGCGACGTGCCCTTCGTTTCCTTGCTGGGCATTCCGCTGAGAATCACCGTGGTCTTTTCCGCCATGCTGCGCAGGACGGCGACTTCTTCCAACATATCCTGAACGTCATGGTCAATATTCCTCGCCTGCGCCAAATACTCTTTTGCCGTCATTCAGACTCCTCCTCCAGCTTTTCTAGCAGAAGCTCGCCACCCAATGTCGTCTGCTGTCCAAACCATGCAGAACGAAAGAACCGCTCCGTTTCCCTGCGTATCTTGAGCGCCATGACATCTTCTGCATCTTTGGTGAGTTTCACCCTCGCCTGCCGATAATCTTTCACCGCCTGTTCGATGACGGCATTTGCCAAATTCTCGTATGCCCGTATCATCTGCTCTTCACCTCCGCTTTGACCGCTTCAATCAACGCCGTCTGCGTCTTGTCTTTGTGTTCGAGCGCCTGCATAACTTTCTCGTCAATCGTCCCGACAGCAACGATGTGATGAATGACCGCCGTATTCTTCTTCCCCTGTCGATAAAGACGCGCATTTGTCTGCTGATAAAGCTCTAAGCTCCACGTCAATCCGAACCAGACGAGAATCGAGCCGCCGAACTGAAGGTTGAGACCATGCCCTGCACTCGCGGGATGGATAACACCAAGGAAAATTTCTCCCGCATTCCATGCTTCGATATCCTCTCTCGATCGAAGTTCCTGCACAGGCAGACGCGATTTGATGCGTTCAAGATCGTGCTTGTACCAATAAGCGATGAGGACAGGCTTTCCATTCGCGCTTTCTGCCAAATCTTCCAGAGCATCAAGCTTTCGATTGTGGAGACGGACGACTTTTCCATCCTCCGCATAGACTGCTCCATTCGCCATCTGAAGCAGCTTGTTGGAGAGCGCCGCTGCGCTGACAGCATCGATCTCTTCGTTTTCAACTGCAATGACCATATCTCGTTTCATATCGTCATAGAATTTTCGTTCACGCTCATCTAAGGCGACATGTACAATATTCGATACGAGATTTGGCATCTTAAGATATTCTCTGGCACGCATGGAGATAGTGATATCTCCGATGCGTCGATAGATGGCATCTTCCGCACCTTCGCGCGGCTTGTAGCTGAACACCATCTGCTGATTCCGTTTGTCTGGAAGGAAATAAGCATCGCGGTAAGAGGAGATGAATCTTCCACGTCGTTTTCCCATATTCAGAAGCCGGAATTCTGCCCAAAGATCCATGAGACCGTTTGCAGATGGCGTGCCCGTCAATCCGACGATGCATTTAACTGAGGGACGCAGTTTCATAAGTGCACGAAACCGTTTTGCCTGATAAGACTTGAACGAGGAAATCTCGTCAATGACGATCATATCGAAATCCATCGGCATATTGCTCTCTTCGAGCAGCCACTTCACATTCTCTCGGTTGATGACGTAAACCTCGGCGGGTTTCAGCAAAGCCGCCGAGCGTTCCTTCACCGCCCCCATGACCACGGAAGCGCGGATGTTTTTCGTGTGCTCCCATTTTGCAATCTCCGACGGCCATGTGTCCCGCGCCACGCGCAGCGGAGCTATAACGAGCACCTTGCCGATTTCGAAGAAATCATGCAGCAGTTCTTCGACTGCCGTAAGTGTGACGACCGTCTTGCCAAGCCCACAGTCCAGAAAGATCGCCGCTTCTTTGTGTGAGAGAATGAATTCCTTGGTATACGTCTGGTAGAAATGCGGTTCATAACGCATCAAGAATCCCTCCGATCTGTTCCTTTCCATCAACCACGAACACTTTGAAACCAAGTACACGCAGTTTGTCAATACACCGCGCCTGCAAAGGACGCGGTCTTTTGCCGAACGCCTTGATTTCCATGAAGCACATCTTCCCGCCCGGCATAAGCACAAGCCGATCTGGCACACCCGCATATCCCGGAGAGATGAACTTCAGTGCAAATCCGCCATGCGATTCTCATGCGCCATCCCTTAACATTGGAAAGGCACGCACCGATGAATTCGAGCAGCAGTCGCTCAATTTCCATATCTCCGTCCGTAAGTGTACGCATGAAAGCATCGAATGCGGGCGTTGCGATCGAAAAGCCGCTCGAACTTGCCGCCGTTTTTCGCTTTTCGCAGAGAGCAGACAATGTCAAAGACGGTGCGGTCACCATCCTCCTTCGGTCTCCAATTCACGGGCTTCTTTCGCAGCATGTCCTTCTGAAGCGTGGCAAGCACGGCTTCCGTCCCGTCGGCGAACGGCACGTCATGCACAACATCGCCCGTAAATACGGCAAAGCGGTTGGTCAGCCCTCCGATGTAAAGTTCCATGCCGTTATGCGGATTCTTGACATAGAACTTCGGATCGAGCTTTTCCTCGCCCTTCTCGTTTTTCCTTTTCGGAATGCGGTCATAGTCACAGCAGCCGTAAAGATGGATGCCGTTTCCGCTGACCGATTTTTCGGCATAAGTTTCATGCCTGCAGATCTGCAGCTGCACCATAGCATCAGCTGCATCCCTGTGGTCAATGTCGAGGAAGTACATCCCTTTCGGGATAATGAACCCCACTCCAGCATAGGATGATTCCTCAGCCGCCCGCCGCGCTTCCTCGAATGTCATCCAACTTGCCCGATAGGCATGATTCGCGCCCGTGATGCCGCCGTCCGCAGCACAGGGCTTTTTCTTTCGCTTACCGTCTTCTTCGATGTACTTCCAACAAATCCAGATTCTCTGTTCCTTGAGATCGTTGATGGTCATTCCCATACGACCTCCTCGCATTTCGTGCTGAAGCATCGAACCGGCAGGCGCAAGGCTCGCGCCTTCTCAAGCTCACACTGCATCCCCTCCGTAATCTCCGTGCCGAACGCCCAAAGTTCGCGGCATTTACGCAGGAGAACGAAATTCATGCGCATCGCAAGCGCACGATCCTTTTCCTCTGAAAGAAACTGCGGAAAAAGAAGATGCGGCGCAAGCGGGATGCAGCCCCTCCGCACGGCGAAGCGGCAATACTCTCTCGCCCGGCGGACATTGACGGGCGGATTGCTTCGGTACGCCGAGCAGATATAGACAAGCGGCAAATAGGCGTTCTCGCACTTTTCGATGTTCCTCATCGCCTCGCCCGCCGTCGGATCCGGATAATGCGCCTCATTGAAATATGGCATGACGTCACGCTCCCTGTTCACATGATGGTCTTTTAGCATGAAACCCAAAAGAAATCCTCAGACCGATTGGCTAAGTTTCTGTAAGGGCACCGCACAATATCCACAAAGTGGGCGTTTGTGCGTGCAGTTCACTCAACTTCTAAAAACTTCCTGCAGCACATCGACATGATAGGTGTTCACCATGCCATACTTGGCATCATATTCTTTGCCGATGTGGTAGCCTTGTTTTCTGGACATCTTCGAAGCTTTGCGCCCAAGAGATGCTGCAATTTCCCGGCTCACGCCCCGACCCCCCGTGAGATTGGCATAGCCGATGATTGTATAATGCTGCTGGTCGATGGTCATCTGCTTGGATTCGACCTCCATAAGCCGCGCATCCACCTTGTCAAGACGAGCGTTTGCAACCTTGATCGCCTTCGCCTGCTCTACGAGCCTCTGAACCGTATGCAGCAGAATCTCCTCCGGCATCATGTTCTTGACGGGATTGAAGTAGCTTTCTTCCAATTCCTCAAAGACATCCCATGCACGATTCGTCCCCAGCATTTTGCAGTGACGCGCTGCTCCTCGCTTCGTCCAAAGATAAATCGCAGAGGCGAACTTGCTCACAGGCAATCCGATATTTTCGGACTGCCTCTTGAAGTCCTTCAATTCCGCACCCTCAAGGCGAAAGTAATGTGCGCCTTCCTGAAAACGGTCTTCGTTGTTCTTGAAATTGTCACTGATGTTCCGACCTTCACAGCCATACGCCTCCGCGAGCTGCTCCGTGGTCATCACCCGTACTGCATCATGCTCCAAAACCTGCAAATCATTCATAAGTGATTCCCTCCAATACATGGTCAATTTGTAGATGCCGGGGAACATTCATCCCCCTCTCAAAAGAGGGTTGACAGAAAGAGGCACATTGGTCACCACGTGCAGGAAATTTTATTTATCTAAGCGAATACATCAAACAACGAAAGGGTGAAACAAATGGTACGGCCAATCATCACGGATACTGTGTTTCTCGCGCAGCCATCGGAAGAAGCGGCAAAAGCTGACCTTTCCCTTGCGAACGATCTGCTTGATACGCTCAAGGCGCATGTCGGACACTGCGTAGGCCTTGCCGCCAACATGATTGGAGAGCGGAAACGCATCATAGCTATATGCATAGGAAAATCCTATGTCGTGATGCTGAATCCGAGAATTGCAAAAGCATCCGCCAAGCAATATGAAACAGAAGAACGCTGTCTTTCCCTCCTTGGACAGCGAAAAGCGATACGGCATGAGTGGATTGAAGTCACTTACCGCAACATGAAATTTCACAAACAGAAAAATACATTCTCCGGCTTTACGGCACAAATCATCCAGCACGAGATCGATCACTGCAACGGGATTTTAATATGAGTAAGGAGCGATGAGAAATGAAATACTTGAAAAAGGTTCTGCTTCTTCTTTCGCTGCTCACTTTTCTCTGTTCAGATACATCTGCGAGTGTGGGCACGGGCAATGACAGAGCTGTTAATTATGAAATGCACTATCCTATTGTGTACACGGAAAATGCTGTCGCTCAGAATAAAATCAATTCGGATCTGTATAGATACATTGAAAATTTCCGAATCGACTATCGAAACGGAGAATTTATCGAGGGGAAATTTACATATGAACTCCGATTCGAGAATGCTGACTATGTTTCTTTAATCCTCCATGATTACCGTTGGCGGGGAGGAGTGCATGGGCATACTATACATACTGGTCTCGTATACAACAAACACTCAGGTGAAAAAGTCCCGTTGCGATATTTTATCCACTTAATTAATGAAGATTTCAGTACACTTTTCGCTTTCCCACTCTACAACGAGAGAAATAAATTCCTCAACACAAAATCAAGGGTACCTTACCGAGAATGCGATCATACCATCCCAGACGACTATTTCTTGTCTGGAAACGGTATAGTTTCATTGATTTTTCAAGAGTATCAAAGGGCTGCCTTTTTTGAAGGCATGACTTACACGCCCATTGAGCCTAAATGGATTGATTACTTCAATCGGAAAAATCCATGAAAGCCCCCACGGGGCTGTCGCATGAGTCAAATTCGACTTATGCACAGCCCCTCATTTTTATCATGAGAATCAAGGAATCAATCGTTTCTATAAGAAGACTCTCGAAAAAAATGTGCAGGAAAGAACGCTGTGCCATGCCAGCTTTTTCCTGCGTATTTTTATGCTGCAACTTCTACGGAGAAGAGATGTTGCCTGCCGCATCCTCGTTGGATCTTCTGATGCAGTTTCCCGAAGTTGTGTGCCATTGCCAAAAGCATTGTTTCCACAAGTACATTGGCATTGCCTCGACTAAGGAAACGACGGAATCCCATGTCTGCCTTGATGTTGGCGAAAACTCCTTCCGCTTGGATGCTCCGATTGACCCTTAACTGTATGCCTTCCTCCGATGTCAGTCGCGCCTTCGACGCGGCTCGTTCCTCATGGAATGTTTTTGCCACTTCCAAGCATTTCGTCCGCTCTTCCAACGGCAGTTTCGATCTGCTCCGTATGCACTCGGCTTTCCTTTCGCAACCGCAGCAATCTTCTGCCGTGTAGCAGGTCTTGACGCTCGCATAGCCGGTCTTGCTCTTTACCGTCTTCGTGTCCGTAATCGTGAGTTTCCTGCCGTCGGCACAGAGATAGGCGTCTTCGTCACTGAGATATGTCATGTTCTCGAAACGCCCGATGTCATTCTTCCAAGCGCGGGTCTTTGCTCGTTCGTAGTCGTTCGGCTTGATGTAGGCCGCCTGCCCATTCGCTTTGAGATAGACGTAGTTCTCTTCGCTTTCATAACCGGCCACCTTGCAGTGAAACATGCGCGATGCCGTTTCGCAGTAAATATCTCCATTCTTTCTGAACGGTTAATTGTAAAATGAAATCGGACACATAAAAAGGACAAGCAGAAGCGCCTGTGGTAGAATGTTTTTGACAGAAAACA